CTGATTCGCCGCGTCTTCCATAGCACGAGCTTGTACGGCGTCAGTGCCTTCACCCGGCTGCGGACCTCCGAGGCCAAGCTGCGGCACAACCTCTTGAGCGTCGAAACCCGGAACTCGAGCCGGGGTCGAGCCAAACATCCTCGAGGCCAGTCCAATACCGAATGGCAGATTATCAAGAACGCCTGCGATGCCCTCGCGTCGTCCCGGAACCGCACGTCCAAAACGAGTCAGATCACCCGGCTGTACACCATAGCGAATCTGTCCTGTGGTAGGATCACCACCAACCTGATCGCCGAATATGTTTGTGCGGGCGGCAGGGTTCATGTAGCGGTCGTAGGCCAGAGCATTCAACTGAGCAATGCCCGCACCGCCGCCGGGGATGTTGTTTGCGTAGCTGATTTTGTTTGGATCAATACCAAACACTCGGCTGAAGAACCCCTGATCGCCATATGGGTTGGTCGCACTTCGACCCGTAGAGGTCATGAACTGATCGAAAGTTAGCGGGACAGAGGCAATGTTTCCCGCGTTAAAGGTAGAAACTCCACGCGGATCTCTACTCGCTTCGCTGAACCTCGGATCATCAAAGACGCCCGACGAGCCGCCAGCCGCGACACTCGCACGTTCGAGGTCGGTCATCGAGTCCGAACCAATTTGATTCTCAGAACTGATTACAGTTCTACCAGTCTCTCGATCCGTGCGAAAGGTCGCCATTTACTTTGTCCCGGTAAACTTGGTGCCCTGAATGGCCTTGCCCGCGCCACGGCAGGACATGTACTTGCCGTCTTCCGCAAAGACAGTGCCGCCCATGGCTTTGTTTTTGGGCGACTGACGACGGAGAATCTCGCGCTGCTCTTCATCCATGTCGTACTGCGGAGGGTTCTTTCGCATATCTTCCATAGCCTGACGCTGATTCAGTTCACCATCCTTCGGCTTCGGAGTCGGCTTCATCATCTTAGGCTTGGGCTTTGGTACAGTCATCTTACGCATATTGCTCTCCAGCACCTGAGAGCCACCGTCAGTGCGACCACGGCCCTTGTTGATAAGTTTCTTGGCCTCATCATAACTGATTCCCATGTCATCAGCAAACTGCTGTATACGTGGACGTGCCATCTACTTATCCTTCTCGTGACCCAGCCATACCGCAAATGCACCGGTCATGGCCCCCGTGACTACACTCACCAGTCCCGCTTGCGCTGGCGTCGGATCTGGCAGAGTCATGAACCACTCCACCACTCTCCACGCCGAGATCGACATCATTACCATCATCAGGCGCGGCAGTATCTTCCACCGCAGGAATCTTTCCATAGTTATTTCGGCCACGATTAATCCTCGCCTGTTCTGGGGTTGTGCGATTGTGCATATCCCACATCGGACCCGGCATCACTTCTTACCAAATAGTCTGGTAGCACTGCGTACGCCGAAAGAAGCAGCAACAATAACGCCAAGGGAATACTGATACCACTGCGGCATCGCCTCAAGCTGTGCGAAACCATTGGCAACAATCTCCTCCATGCCCGGCACAAAAGCCAGCACCAATGGAATAGAAAACAGAATCGTCAGCCACTCGTCCTTCCAAGAGGTCTGACTGCCACGAGCCATCTCCAGATCCCAATCGATCTCACCCGTAGCCTTCTTCTCCATGATCGTAGCCTCGGCCTTGGCCCTAGCTACCTTCGCGCCAGTCTCAGCCTTGGTCTTCTCAACCTTGCCTTCCAGCCATGTACCAGCCAGAGAGGCAATCGGCCCAATCAGTGCTTGGATCATTTGTTCCTCGACAGTGCAGCTTGCGTGTTAATGCGGTATACGTTGACATCGTTCCGTGACGCAGCGATTTCCTCTTGCAGATTCTGACGCTGCTGTGCCAGTTCATAAGCCTGTTGCAACTTGGCCTGATCAATCTGGAAGTCCATCTGGTCATTCGACGCCTTGCGCTGAATCTCCATCTGAGAGTTCTCAAGCTCCTGCTGACGAATCGCGACCAGCGGATCTTGCTGCTGTGCCGGCTGAACCATCGGCATGATCTGCTTCATAATCTCACCAGACTGCTGCGCGACAGCGGACTCGACAACCTCTGGAGCAATCTGCGGCACCATCTCACCCGCCGCCATAGCTTCCTGAGCGGCCTGTTGGAAGAACGCGGTAACCTGATCCCTCGCCAGCATCCCAACGTGCTCCTGCACGTGCGAGAGGAGCAGCAAGAAGGCTTGTGGGTTCGCTCCAGCCACAGGCGAAGACAGGAACATCGAATGCGCCATGATGTGCGCCTCATGATCCTGCTGCGGAAACGCCTGAACAGGCATGTTCTTCACCGCTGCTGCGTTCTCTGTAGCCGGATCCATAGGCTGCGGAGGCTGCGGCGGTGGCAAAATCGCATCAATGTTCTTGATGTCCATCGCATCATACATCCGACGATACGCTTCATACTGGTTGTGAAGCTGCGGAGCCTGCTGCGCCAACTGCATCTGCGTCTGCGCCAAGGACAGACGCTGCGCCATCGAGAAGATCGACGGATCAGACACAGGCAAAATGTCTACCCGGCCATCAAAATCCTGCGCCATGATTTCTGCCGGCACATTCTGGCCCACGAAATATGGGTAAGGCATTGGATTGTCTGCGAAAATCTCAGCAAGTAGCCGAAACTCCTGCTTTTGCCCATAATGCAGCCGCTTGTGAATCGAAGAGATGATCTTCGAGCCCTGCTCAATCAGTGCAACCGTGGTTCCGACGGGGGCCTGCGAGTTAGCGTCGGCGATTTTTGCATCTGCGACTTGAGCGAATCGGCGTCCTGAATCGACGATAACGCCCAGTAGTTGAGCAAGTGTCCCAGAAGGTTCCTTGTATGGAAGGGGCATAAGAGCATTCCGAAGGTCACCACCGGGAGCATCAATATCACGGAACTCGCCAGGAGCAAGCGGCTCATCGTCATTGCGAATACGAACACCACGAGCCTTAAAGCCAGCAGGCAGGTTCGAAAGAGTGCCCGCATCGATAAGCTGACGAAGAATAGAAGTCGCTGCACGAGACAAACCACCTATAGTATGGAGCAGGCCAAAGCCATAAAAGCCAAACCCAGGCAGAAACTTGTAATGAGTAAAGTATTGTCGCTTTCTGCGAAGTGGATCCGTCTCTCGATAGTTTCGCACAACCGAGAGAACCTGTCCTGAACCCTCATCCATAGTGACAATGTAAGGGAGTTTAACCCCTGTAGGCTCACCCTCCGGAGTAGTATCCTCAAATCCCTCAAGATCGAGCTCCGTGTGACACTCAACCAGTGTGTAAACGTCGTCGCTGTACGACGGGCGTACACCCTGCAACTCGTTGCCAGTCTGCTTAATCGCTCCCTCATCATCCTCATCTCCCGGCTGCAAGTCCACGTCGCGGTACACACCAGCAACCTGCAACTTACGCAACTCGTTCTCCGTCATGCGGACTACATGAGTCACCCGCTCGGCAGTGTTCAAATCACTCGCCGAATACGGAACAATCAAATCCTCCGCAGGTACAAACTTCGACACAGCCCGCTGCTTGCCCGGATCAAAATAAACCTTCTTGAACGTCGATCCAGTCAGCGGCAAATAAAACAACATCTGATCCGTGTCCGGATCATACTCATCCATAATCTCCATGATCTGATAGTTCATGAAGTCCTTCACACGCTGCGCCTGATCCTCAAGCATCTTATTCGATGCACCAAGAACCTGCGCCTTCACAGGACCACCAGCAGGCAACATCTCCTTGTACGCCTGCGCCTGAAACTGCGTGACAGCCTCACTCAACAGAGGATGATGAACGCCACTCGCACCCAAAAACGGCTCGTTGCGCTCCTCGTAATTCACACCAAGCAACTTCAAGCCCTTGGAAATGGACTCTTCCCAATCCTCGCGAGACTCACGATCATCGTCAATCTTGTCCCGAAGATCCGAGGACAACGATCCGAGAACGGAATCATCAAGAATCTCCGCCAAATTAGCATTGTGATCGTACATCGGAGCTTGGACCTCGATGCTTTCTTCCATGCCAGCAAGCTCAATACCCTCGGGGAGCATTTCTTCTGCGGGAAGTTCGACCATCATTTCTTCTGGCAACTGGTCAGCCGGGCCACCAGCGCCCATTGCCATATCGACCATTTGAGGAGGCAGAGCCATTAAAAGGTTCCTTTGAAAGTACCACCACGGGCTTTCATCACAGCGCCGCCGTTTTTGAAGACTTTAACATCTTCCGCCTTGAGCGGGGGAAGACCCATTTTTTTGCGGCGCTCGTTAGCCGCGCGATTTAGCTCTTGGGCGCGGTTCGAAATCTTGTTATCAGTCGAACCTGAATCACCGCCCTCCAGCAGTCGGCGGCGCTCGTTAGCGATTTCTTGGTTGCGCTTCTTGCGGCGCTTCTCTTTGCCGAAAAGATCGGTCTCATCGCCGCCCGAGTGTGCATCTTTCAAAAACTTTAACATCAGAAAAAATCCTTATCTGTGTGTCAAGAGTATAGTCTAAACATGTTGCCGATTCCAGCACGTAGGTCTACCTGACCGCCCTTGGCGTAGCGGCGCGGCTTGAAGTTCGTGTCCATCGTATCAAGATCGATGTATGTAACTGGGCGAAGGTTGCGATCCTGCACTCTTTCGCCGACCTTCATGCCCTCGGCCATGCGATCAGCGTTCATCTCGTCAGAGAACATACGACGAAAATCAACAGAGCTTTCTGGATCGAACGTACCGGTCTCGAGGTCGGGGAATGTTTGCTTCAGTTCCTTTATTACCGCTTCTGGAGCATCTTTATACGAGTTCTCGAACTTCTTTTGGTGGTCAGCGTAGATCTTCTGCATGCGCTTGCTGCCATCTTCGATGTCCCTCGTGGACTCTTCGAGAGGGCGGCGTATAGCTACATCCCTATAATCTGGGAAGTAGAAATACTTGTGACCCTGTGACTTGGCCTTTTGAATGGCGTTCATGAACACCGCACGATTGTTGGCAAACTTAGTCGTGTAGGGCTGGTAGGGAAGAAGTCTGTCTCCCGCCTTTTGCGCCGCATCAGCAAGTTCAGGGATTTTCTTCATGTCAGAAAGATACTCAAGGAAACCCGGACCCGGTGAATGCCTCTTCGCGGCCTCTTCTACAATAGTCTGCTCGTCCACCAGTATATCGGTTACTTCCTGATCAGCGTTCCTAAAGGTTTGGGCTGCTTGCGACACCTTCTGCGCTGCCGGTAACCACTGTTCGCGACTTTTCAAATAATCCGAAGCGTCTACTGACTGCACTTCCTGAATAAGTCTGGCGTCGTACTTCGCGGCAAGTTCATCAAAAAGCTCACTGCCGCTCGAAGACCCCAGTCGGTCATCGTACCTAATAGCCGCACCTGCAAAAACAGCGCGCATCTTCCTCATGTTTGAATGCAAATCTTCAGCCATCGACCGAATCAGGGGGTCGGGCACCTCGATGGCATTCATTACCTGTTGAGTGTACCTATTAAGAGCCCTGCGTCCGTCAAGGCTCGACGTACTTGCTTGGTACATTCCGACAGCATGTTTCTTTGCTTCGTCTATCTGGTCAGCGGTTAGCTTTTGAGGAGTGAGTTCTTCGGCGGTCAGCCCCTTAAAATTAGCTCGAGAAATGCTGTCCATTAAACTCAGGTCGCCGCTGGAACGTCTGATGAGACTTTCTCCAAAGCCGGAGAAGTAGTTGTCCATATCCTGAGCCGAGATAATGTCAGCGAGGCCAGGCGTCATCCTATCCCCGATTTCCCGAGTCCCGATCATTCCCGCAAATAACTTTTTGGTCTCCTGCCCGAAGGCAGTGCTATCGAATCCGTCCCTCGCGTCTCGAACGCTCGACAAACGAGGAAGTGTCCGCGCAGCATCCGTCGCCTCAGTGGTAGCCGCTACCTTTCTTTGGTTTGCGGCGGCTCTGCGCTTTTGTAGATCCGGGAGAGTTTTAAACTGCGCGTCTGCCTCCATCTTTTCAAGCGCCGTATCAAAAGACTCTCGAAGCTGCGGCGTCAGCGGCTGCGCCCGCTCATAAGCCTTACTCGCCTGCTGAAGGTAGAAGATTGTCTCCTGCTGCCTTGTGATGTCGTCTTGATCAGCGCCCAACCGCTCGAGCCGGGCGAGTTCCTCCTCTGCCTGCTTTATCTGCTTAGGGAAGGTTTCCTTCTTGATCATCGCATCAACAATGTCACCCTGCCCCTCTTCTATGAAGGTGGACTGACGACCGGGTGCGCGAGGATCGTTGATAATTGTCCCACGAGCGTGAGCAAACTCCCCGCCACGATTGTTGAAATGACCGAAGTCCAATGGAACAACGTCGGTCTCGTTGTCGTTGTACAAAACGGTCTCGAAGTAATCGACAATCAGATCGTCAGCTTCCCCCTCATCTGGATTCCTAAGTATCCGCTGATCATACTGATGCTCAGGTGCCGTGCGGTTGCCCTCGGAGCGATGGTTAAGCGTGTACGACTTGATCTTGGGCAGGCGCGACTTCGCCACAGCCAAAAGCTCTTCAGCCGGTATCTTACGACGCAAGTTCTCAGGCTTGCGCAAGAACGACTCAAGACCGCTGGCAGCAAGCTCATCCTTCGATATCGACTGCACCTTGGGCAGTCGAGACAAATACTGCTCTCCAGTCAAACCCTTCGTCGGAGAAGCACCCATAGCCTCCTCCGCATTCCGCAACGCATTCTCAATAGGCGAATAATCCTGACTGTCAGTAACCGTTACAGCACCCGGTATCTCCCGCATCTTCTTGACCGCCGGATTTACACCACCGGGAAGGCCCGAGGTCCGAGGAACACCGACCGTCTTCTCAAGAGGCGAAGTTACACCTGTCTCAACATCGAATACCGTAGCGCGAGGCTGCTCTGCTGCATCTAGCTGGATGTCTGTTGCGCCTCGGGTCTCGGACCCCGAACCGCGCTTCATGAACCTGCCGACCAGCGGAGCTATGCCC